AAGAACAGTAAATCCATCAGAATCAAATTGTATATGCCTGTCACCTGATAAAGCATCATCATCACCATTTGATGCGTCTGGGTAAAGGTTTAATGTTGCTGGGTTTGTTGGATTCCTTGTACTATCAAATATATACCAGCTTTCAACTGCATCCACGTTTTTAATCAATACAAACGCAGGTTTGAATCCAGTTGTAACAGTTGTTCCGTTAGTAGAACCATTACCAGTATAACTACCAATCTTTGAGTACCCTGATACAGAATGGAAGCAGTAGGCTACATTGTAATCTCCTGAACCCCACGCCCATCCTCCACCCACTGTGAAGGTGTCGGCATCTTTTGTGGTAATTGAGGTTACGGAGTTAGACTCGTCTGTCGAAGTATCGAGAAATAAATAATGACTATCACTTGTAAGTCCGTCTGAATGAACAAACCAGTTTGAACTATTATCTATACTTTTTAATATCAACAACTCTGGCTCTTGATTTAAGCCGTGACCGATTGACGGTGTACCTGAAGAGTGAGACTCCCACTTAACAATACTCTGACCGTAATCAGTGTTTGCTCTTACAGTTGAGTCTATATCACCATCTGTATTAGTGTCAGTTGTACCACCCATATCCCAAGCCCAAGCTACAAATGTCCTGTCATCTCCATTCCAAGAATTTGAGTCACCAACAGTAAAGCCGTCAGTATTAAATTCTTTTACACCTTGCGTCTGTGTACCTTCTTCATCGGTGGTGCTTGAGCGTAGAAACTTAGTACTCCCTCTAACCGAATCGTGTATCAAATGGTCTGCTGTACCGTTTCTACGTTTTAACCAAACTAAATCTGGTTGAAAACCAACACCACCTATATACTGTTGGTCTCCAGAACCTTCAGACGAAGCCTCACCAGTATAAGTAGTAGCACTGAAACCCTCTACCGTGTAGTCCTGTTTGAATGGTAGGTAGAAGCCGTTTGTGCCATAGCCGTCACTGTCTGTGTATTTCTTAGCTTTCCAGTGTCCGTATGTAGCGTCAGTTTCACCGAAGTCTGAAGGAGTTTTGGCATAGCCGTCAATGAAGTTGACTTCTGCTAGGTAGCCGTCGTAAGGATACAGAGTAGTGGCATTAGAAAGCATACTAATAGTATGCAACTCTGCTCTATTTACAGCATAATCTGTATTGTCTGCAAAAGTCCTTGTTTTGGTCCATAAAACCTCAACCCCATTCACATATAACCTACTCCTATTTGCAGATGTGGTCTCATTATCTGTGTTAAACGACCATACAATGTGATACCAAGCAGAAGCATCTCTAAATAGTGAGGCAGTCTCATCAAATACTCCTGTACCTCCTACATCTGTCTTTAATTTATTATCTGATGTAAGCAGCAGTGACATTCTACCTGTGGCAGTACCGCCTGAAAATAGTGAACGGTTTATACTGGTATTACCTATCTTAACCCAACCACTCCAAGTCCAAGTCTTGCGATTACCCGCACTACTCGGTGTCCAGCTTAGATAAGCAGAATCATCGTCATTAAATCTTAACGAGTTGGGGATGTCGTAGCCTGAAGCTGGTGTCGCTAGACCCGTGTTAAGGACAGACATTAAGCTAGAGCCTCGCTTGCTGAAACATAAACATTCGTACCATCACAATAATAAGACACAAGGTAAGTACCTGCTGTGGACACATCCCAAGATGTACCTTTTACAATTGCACCTACCAGTGAGATGGTGTGACCAGAGTTGATAATTGTGATAAAGCCAGACTGACCAGTTGATGAGGACTCATTACTAAATTCAAGATTATCGGCAGCAGCAGGGGTGTACTTAAAGTTGTTGGCAGTATTAAGGTTAAGTGTGCCATCTGTCACAACAGAGGGTGTACCCCTTTGTGAGCCTGACCAAGAGCCATCTTCTGTCCTGTCTATTTCTCCATCAGCACCAGTAGCGCCTTGAGCGCCAGTAGCACCTGTATCACCCGTAGCACCCGTATCTCCTTGAGGCCCTGTTGCACCAGTAGCACCAGTAGGGCCAGTTAATGCTGTTAATTGTGCAGTTGTAAAATCTTCATATTCAAATGCGTCACCTTGAGGGCCTGTAGCTCCCTGAGAACCTGTAGCTCCCTGAGCACCTGTAGCTCCCTGAGCACCTGTAGCTCCTGTGTCTCCTGTGTTTCCTGTAGCACCTTGAGAACCTCTAATATCACTGGTTGTTGTAACTGTGCCATCATCAAAGGTTATGGTTAATACACCCGTTGAAGAGTTGTATGACGTTGAATCAATACCATTACCCGCATCGCCTTGTGCTAATACTGGTGAGCTTCCTATATATGCCATTATGTCATCTCCATGATTGATAAACTCGCATCAAAGTCTGTGGTAACTGCTGAACCGATAATCTTGATTGCATCACCTGTCTCTAATACAATTTTGTTTCCAGACATGGTTTCAAGAGATGCTCCTATGGGCATAGGTGCTTCTTTAACAATGTAGGCATCATCACCACCTGATTTAACAATCTGAGCAGATACTTTTCTAAGGTTGTCTGAGGTGTTTGTATTGGAAATTAACAAGCCAATAATCACCGTGGTTGTTGAATCTGGAACTGTGTATACAGTCTCTCCAGTGGAACTGATGTCCGATGCGGTTTTTAATTTAAATGTATTTGCCATAATTTATCCTAGTGCTATTGCCATTGCTGTTGCTGAATCCTCGCCACCATCTGCACCGTCTTGGCCTCGTAGGTCTGACGTTGTTAGAGATGTGCCATCTGCGTAGTTGATTGTTATTTTTCCGTTACCTGCGTTGTAACTTGAGCTTGATATACTGATACCGTCATCACCGTCTTGGCCATTAGTGCCGTTCGTACCGTTATCTCCCGTTAGGCCCTGCTCTCCTTGTGGGCCTGTTGCCCCGTCATCACCATCAGCACCATCAGAACCATCAGCACCATCAGCACCACCAGCTATATAGAATGTAAGTGTGGATGTAGGCTCGTCAAACTCAACATAAGGAGTTTCTCCTGTAGAAAGGGCAACATATACAACACTTAGCTCAATAATTGAATCCGCTGCTGCTTCTGCTGCTACCTCAGAGGCTGAAGCTGCTACCTCAGAGGCTAAAGCTGCTGCCTCACTTAAGGCCGCTGCGTCTGCGTTTTCCTTTGCGGTAGGGGCATAGTCTACGGCTGTGTTATTTGAATAGAAACCAATATCTTTAGGCATTAATAGACCCCTGAAGTTGTGGTGACACCTATACCAGAGCCGCTATGTTCTGCCTTGTCTGCCATTGTTTGTATGTTGCGTATGGACTCTTTAAAAGCCGTCTGCCAAATACCGACACGCTCATCGTCATTTAAATAAGGAGACGCTTCCAGTAAAGCACCATACAACAATATGTCTGGGGCGTTCTCAGTAAACCAATTCTGCCCGTCTGCTTCATCTATTATACTGCCAATGTCTGCCCAGTAGTATAGCTCGTAATCAGTACTACTGTCAGGAGCAGGGTGTACTATAATTTCATTTGCTCTTCTTGAATATGTTGATGGTATCCCAGTGCCTGTTGTCTTTGACTGGTCTCTATATGAGACTCTTTTAAGACCCTTGTCTGGTGTGCCTTTTGCTGTGACGGACTTCATCTCCACATAATTAGAAGGAAGAGCCACCGCTTGGTTTGATGAAGCTACTGTTACTACAGCCTCCATAGGGGGAATGCGTAATTCCCTGTAGATGCGTAACTCTGCCAGTCTAATGAAGTCTGGAATTTGTGTTGTTAGGTCACTGCGGTCAAGCCAGTCTGCGACTGCTGCTTTGATGTCTGAGAATGTACTTAATGCCATTATAGTTTGCCCTTAGTTGTTCTAAAAGGTGAGTTCTCTGGGTTGTTTAACCATTCACGCATCCGTTCTTGGTTTCCCCATACACCCTCACGCATCATACGCTCTACTAAAATAAGGGGTATTCTTGCAACTCTGTGCTTGAATTCTGAATCCCCTTTGTAGGCGGTGTTACGGTTGTTGAATTTGAGTTTGTCGTTTCCGACTATAAGACTTTTAATTGCATCAGTGTCTTGTTCAGAGACTATTGTTAAGGAGTCATCTGCGTTCTGAATAATATTTGTTTTTACTATTTCCATATGTAAGTAAACCCCCACCGAAGCAGGGGTCTATTTAGCTACTTAAGCAGTAGTAATCTTAGCGTTAGCCGCTTCGTTACCACAGCGTAAGCCATACTCAACCACAAGCATCTTCTTATCAGAGTCACCGTCTTTCGCGATGTCTACTGTTTGGAAGTCACGTAAGTAGTCTACTGACCACATATCATGGTCTAGCATAAGAGCTGTATTAGCTGGCAAGTATCTATCCAACACTACATTGAAAGTACCAAAGTCTGATACATAGACATCAACCGAGTTGTAGACTGACTTATTGTCATCCACTACTGATTGCGTCTGTGAAGCACGACCGCTCATTCCAGTAATAAGCTTCTTAGCAGCAGCACCGACCAACAAAGTTGATGGGTCGCCACCTTGAGTCCAAGCAGCTTCAGCAGCATCAGTGATGTCAGCATCATTAAATACTCCAGCATTATCTGCTACAGCTACTGTATTAGTAGTAATGAAAGCAGAAGCACCTCTAGTAGTACGAGCTGCTGAGGCAGTACCAGCAGAAGATGCAGTAGCACTTAACAGCGCAAGCTCCATATCTCTTTTCAGTTCTTTAGATGCCTTAGCTAGTTGGTACGCCATCTCTGACTTCTTACCTGCTTTGTCTACTGCTTCGCCAGAACCAGTAACGTCCACTGTTTTAGTAGAGATTTGAGTTTGGTTGGTAACACGTACTGTGTCATCCATGTCAGCAGCTCCTGCTGCTGCACCCTCAACCCTAGCGTTTGCTGCTGCAGCCGCCAACGAATCAGTCTGCCACTCAAACAGTGTATTAGAGACAGAGCCTTTCTTCGTAATTGAAGACAGGAACGGAGTCTCTGTTGGAGAGATGTCGTAGATTACATTTGATAAATCTTCTCTTTGGCTATTAACCGTGTTGTATGTATTTTGCGTAGTTGCCATTGTTATTTCCTTATATTATAACATATCGTAAAAGATGGAAGCGGCATCATCTTGCTTACCTGACTTCCTTAACCTCGCACGCTTCTTTTTAACGGCTTCTGAATTAACATCTTCTTGAGATTTACCTCTTCCGGACTTCTGGACTTTAGGAACTTTCTTGACTGCCTTCTTCTTAGGAGCAACTTTCTTAGTAAGCCTGTCAAACTCCATAGCTTTCTTAAGTATAAGAACACTACGGTGGTCTACTAGTTGTTCAATCTCCTGTTGTTGAAAACCAACAGATGTTGCATATTTACGTATGTCATCTTTGATTGTGGAGTCTTTATCTTTCCATTCAGGAATTGCATCAGTCAGTCTTGTATACTCTTTTTGAACAAACTCAGCTCGCGCTTTATGGGCTTGCTCTTGTTGTTCCTGTTGAATATAGTGCTGTTGTTCTGATACGTTCTTTACTTTTTCCTGTGCGTCTCTGAACTCGTCCTTCTTAAGCATATATTGATAAGGGTCTTCTTCTTTTAAAGAATTCCAATCAACGCTCTCAAACTCAGATAGTTTATCATTTTGTTGCTCTTGCAACAGTTGTAAACCGTTTGCGTACATTTGCCTTTCTTGCTCTAGCTGCTGGCGCTCGGACTGGATGTTCTCCGTCTCCTTACGTTGCTCTGCTAGTGCTTGGGACTTACGAGTATAGTCAGCCTGTCTCTGGTATCCGTTTCTTAGCTCTTCGATTGAAACTTCCAACTCCTCGCCATCCACCTTAATGGTGTACTTGAGGTCATCTTCGTTTACTATCTCAAACTCTTCATCAGATTCCTGTTCCTCTTCAGATGTTTCTTCTTCAGATTCTTCGACCTCTTCTTCAGCTTGTCCTTCCGGGGCTTCTTCTTCAGTCTCTTCGGCTTCCTGTGTTTCCTCCACTACTTCCTCGTCACTCTCAGTAGTTTCGGCTACCTCGTCTGTAGGTTGCTCTTCCGAGTTCCACATATTAAGGATTTCATTTGCTGCTTCTTCAGCAGAACCTTCTTTTGTTCTTGCGAACGTGTCATTAACTTCTTGGGTGTTCTCTGCAGAATCCATTAGTTACTCCTCTCACTTAGTTTAATTTAGTTTTGCTTCAGCCCTTCTCGCTGTGTTCAGCAAACTTTCCTGTTGTTAGAACTGACTCAACATATTGTTCAATTAGTTCTACAGCTTTGATGGCCATGTAATAACCATCTCTTTCATTGGCTTCTTCATACTCTGTATTCAGTAACCTATTAACCAATTCTTTACGCACCTTTATAAAAGCTTCTGTGTAAAGCGGGTTGTTTAATAAATCTTTAGCCTGTTGTCCTCTCTTTAGGTCTTCCCTCTTGCTCCCCATACCTCTCCTTAACCGTTACCGATTTTAACCGGCCTCTCTTGTTCTCTTTCTAAAATTAATTCTTGTTGCTTAAGCGCCAAGTCAGCCTTCTTAATCTCAAGCTCTTGTGCTTTAATCTGCATCTCTACCCTAGACTCTTCAGCCTTAAGGCTTAGTTCTTGTTGCTTAAGCTGCGACTCTAGCTGCATCTCTTGTTGTCTCAAAGCAGCCTCTTGCTGCATCTTTTGCAACTTAAGTTTAAGCTCTTCTGCTTTAAGCTGCATCTCTGCTTGTTTAGCTTGGTCTTCTGGACTAGGACCTTGTTGTTGTGGCATAGGAGCATCACCCGGGTCTGTAATAAAGTCATCTACATTCTTCATTCCCATTGCTCTTACTTGCTCAGCTACTAAGTTATAAATATTCTTAGGTTTGATAAGCATACCACTTACTGGGTGTTGTGCAACCATTTGCATTGTCTGCGCTAACCTTCCTAGGTGCATAAGGTTCATGTCCTTATTACCAAAACCAAGGCCTACTTGTGCAGTACAGTCAGCTTTCTCTCTCCAATCT